CGCAGTAAGGTCCACTGTGTGGGGTTGTGCTAAAGTTTTTTTATATGGAAAAAATATCTCTAATTAAAAAAGTTTTGGTGAGCTTCGAACAAAGCTCTACTTCTATAAAATATGATAAGCTATATTTTTGGAATGACGGGCCCAATAAAATTAAACAAATTACTGTTTCATTTGGTATTACCGAATGGGGTAATTTAAAGAAGTTAGTTGAATCGTATGTAAAGAAAAAAGGACCCGTAAAAGGATTGGAAGCTTACCTTCCAAAGATAGGTAAAGAATCTTTAGTAAATGATAAAGTATTCGTGGATCTGCTTAAAGAATCGTGCAAAGATAATGTAATGGCAATGTGTCAAGAAGAAGCCTTTAATGAAATGTATATAAATCCTGCTTTAGCCTGGTGTAAGAAAGGCGGATTAGTATTACCACTATCACAATTAGTCATTGCAGATTCTTTTTTACATTCTGGTTCTATATTACCTTTTTTGAGAAATAGGTTTGCAGAAACATTGCCATCGGCAGGTGGTGATGAAAAAGCTTGGGTAACAGCTTATACAAAAACCCGAAGAGACTGGTTAAAAAACCATACAGATAAAATTTTAAATAATACAGTATATAGGGCCAATTTATTTTTATCTTTAATAGATAAGAACGATTGGAATCTTGATTCAGATAAAATCAATGCTAACGGGGTGATTATTGTTAATGGATAGGTTAAATTATTAATGTTATGAATCCATTAGTAACAAGTGTCATTCGACACGCATTAACGGCTAGCGGCGGTGCCTTGGTAGTTCAAGGTACTTCTCAAGGTTCTGATACAGAAACAGTAGCTGGTGCTATTGTAACCATCTTAGGATTTGTTTGGTCGTTACTCAAAAATAAGAAGTCTCAAGATTAATAAATTAAATAATAAAAAATACATATTAAGTGTAATACCACCCTCGAGGTGGTATTTTTTTGCCTAAATATTAGTATGGCTTTAATTGATGAGCTATACGAGTCTAGTGAATGTGAGAAAATAAAGTTACTGTATTCTGCTGATCCATCTTCTAGAGATGCTATTATGCATGCTATAGGTTATAAAATAGTCGATTCCGAGCGCATATTGCTATCAAATCCTTTAGATATACTTTCCCTCATATGTTGTACCGCATCATTCGCAAATACAAAGGAAGAATGTCAAACAGTAGCTATTATAATTCATAAAGGATTAACCTATGATAATCCATTACCCTACTTAATGGATGATTTCGGATTTAAATTAGCAGAAAAAACTTTGACAGCGTTATCTTTTTTTAGATTAGCAATGGAAAGAAGAACAAAATATCATGGCGCGCCTTCTCCGGATTTTTATCGTTCAGCTTCTATCCTTCTGTTTAAAAAGAATAACCATCTAGATATAGCAGAACACCACTTAAAATGGGAAAATTTCTTGAACGAAATGTTTTTATAGTCCGTACTTTATTTTAGCCATCATCCATCTCTTTTCATTTATAATGCGAAAAGAATAAACATCTGTATCTTCTCCGATTAATTCTAAGCCCATTTCTTCATCTAATTCAAAAGCCCATTGGCCCCAATCTTCTCTATTATCTGGAGTGTTGAAAAGTATTTTACTATACAAGTCAGCATCAATGAAAACTGTTTTCATATCCGTATTTGATTTTAGATAGCATGAATCTAGATTCATCTTCTATATAATAAACATCATCGAAAAACATTCTCCACTTAAATTTTAATCCCAAATCATTATGTATTTTTTTATCTATCAATTGCTGATTGTGTTTAGATAAATTATAAAAATTATTGGTATAATGCTTTCTTATATCATGCATGCATTTATGCGATATTGAAATCTCTTTTAAAGAATTACCTTTCATGAGATATTAATAGTAATTAAATCATTTTTCGTAAAAATCAATAATTCATTATTTGATTTATATGCATCTACATTAATGCAAGAAGAATTAATATCTTCATCCTCAATGATTATAATACTCTTTTGTGGCGTATGCCCCATTATCTGAGTTACATTAGGAATAAACTCCCTATTATTCCAATCATTCCAAAGTAATCCTCCTTTTTTATATAATCCGCCCCGGAACATATCTGCAGCCCATAGAGGTAGGATATTATCTAAAGGTCCTGTCATTATATACTTATCACATTTTTCAATGGTTTTGTAAACATTATCTACTGTTAAACCTTCAATGGGATGTGCAAACCAGTTAGAAGTAATACCAGCATGCGAAAACCAGTAATGATCAACATGATGAAAAAATTTAAATTTTTCCCAGTCAGACTTTTTTAAAATTTTATTAATTGCTTCGTGTTTATGTTCATTGAATCCTGAACAATAAAACAAAAATGGTAATGTCATGTATTGAAAATCATGATTACCAATTAAAAATGTATATTTTGGATTGTCTAAATTTTCCCCGAGCCATTCTGCTACCCTCATATTAGAGTAAGCATCATCGCCAAAATCATCAAAATAATCACCCGTGAAGATGACATTTCCTTTCCATGTCTCCAAAAACCCTAATAACGGATATAGCTTAGTATGAATATCACCTACTACTAGAGTTTGTTCCATAATATTATTTAAATCCCATTTTTGATTTTTTCAATCAAATCCTTATTAAGTTGATCTTTCAAACGTTCTCCCATATTACGAATTAACATCTTATTCAAAACAATATCATGCTGTCTTAAAGTAGGAACAATGAGATTTCGAATCATGTTTCGTCTAGAACCTTTAACAATTTTATTTGTTTCATCTTCTTCCACATATTTCATCAAATCATGTTTCTCAGCATATTCGATAAATTTTTTCTTTCTATTAAAAAGAAAAGGATGTGCTACAATAGAAGTACCAGCATGTAGATAACAATTCATAACTGTTGCGAAAGGAATCGGCAAATAATCAGCATGCCCTTCAAATACATTACGAAGATATGATTCTACTACATCATCAGAATGGTGGGCTGTAATAGCAATAGTATTATAAGAACGAATATAAGTAAATCTCATTCTTCTCAAATCACCTTCTCTTTTTGCGAAATCTTTTTCTATGTGTGTAGCTTTGTCTATATGTAATTTAATATCAAAATCTTTACAAAAAGATACCACCTTCTTTTCCATTCTATTATTTTGTGGCCTCAATTTATGATTAAAATGATATACCATTACATCATCTTTTCGAACTTTATTAATAAAGTAATGTGCCATCACAATGGAATCAACTCCGCCCGATACCATCAATGTATATTTTGAATTAGGTGCTTTTTGATTTTTAAACAGATGTTCTGCGTGTTGCAGAATTTCTTTTCGCACTTGAATCATGATTTATTTTAATGGGTGGCGTTTGGTCTTTCTCGAAATAAAAGAATTTTTTTTCTTCATTAAATCTTAAACGATAGGTGATATTATCACCTTCAAATAGTAAGGTACCGCCAATTCTACCTTCTTTTTGTGAGAAGAAGAATCCAAATCCTGCTTTATCTTCTTTATCAAAGATACCTATTACTTTAATGGATTCACCTTCTGTGACTTCTATTTTTGTAACTCTTCCTACAACTACCTTATCGGCTAGTTTAAATGATACTAAATCACCCGGATTTAGTTTTGCAATTAAATCAATATTAACATTTCCTAAATTATCAGTTCCCGGCTTTACTTGATCTAACGACAAAGAAGATGATGATTCTTTTTCTTTTATTTTTAATCCGCCATAAACGGGTAAAGATAAAAGACCAAGTAAAGCGAGGATCTTGATCATATATTTATTTAGACTTTTGCAATAAGAGTATTTGGATTTTCTGGCGTTACAATACCATGAGCATTGTAAATGGTCGTGGGTGTTGGAGAACCGAAATTCTCTTGAATAGTGCCATATGAATCAATGGGATTAGTAGGCTTGTCAATTACTGTATTAGCTGCTTTTAATGTTTCTAAGATTGGTCTGAGATAAATTGAGTCGATTTGCATGACAATTAATAATAACGATAAACCGAATAGTATCAACATTTTATTTTTTTGATTTTTAATTTTAATGGCGTGGTACCTTTTATAATTCGATGATATTTCTTTTTCTCAATAAAGAATGTTCCTTTTATTTCTTTTGGCAATTCATTATCAAATTGTACTAACCAATCATTATCATTTAATGATTCGACGATACGATCTTCTTCATCATAATGCCACTGTAATTCATCAGTAGCTACTTCGGGCGAAAATTCTCTTATATAAGTATTATTACTTATTTCTGTTTGTGTAAATGGAAAATCATTTACCATACACGACTAGATTTTAATCCCAAAGCTTTTCTATATCTAGAAATATTACAGGACCAATAACCAGCAGTAGTACGATCTTTCTTCTGATCACATTTATGTCTTGCTCTAAAGGATTTAGCTCTAGCTTTACTAGAATTCCTTACACGCATATTAGGATCTCCAAATGTTACCTTTTTAACTCTGCCGCCTGATGTCTTTACATATACAGCAAATTTCTTAGGTCCGCCGGGGGTTCTAAATGGTGAATTCAAACGATGCTTTTTGCCTTTAGATTTTTCTTCTAACATGAGATCTTCTTCTAAAGGTAATGGCGCATCTAAGTATATCTCTCTTCCTTCAATAAGAACTACTTCGCCAATGTCAGTTCCTATTAGTTCTGCATCTTCATCATTTAAAGCTAGAAGATCTCTTTCATAAAGATCTCTAGCTTCTTCTATTAAAGCAATCCAAGCATCTGAATATATTCTATAAACATTTTCATATAAAGAAATATTATTTTCTAAATGGTATTTCAATCCTTCACTTATTTCTGTCTCGCCTAAGAGAGAAATGTTTTTTTCTGAATAACAAAATTCTTTAAAGTTCATAAACTTATTTATGTATATGCATAAATCTCAATTTGGTTAAATGTAAACTAAAATTATTTGTCAATGTAAACATTTTATTTACAAATTTGTATGAACCGAATTTTGTACATACATAATCATTAAAAATCTTATCAAGAATAAAATTAGTAATTTTTTCTAGAAAATACAATAATAAAAATTTCATTTAATCCAACCTTTTAAGATATTAGCAACAATAAAAAAATTAGTAATAATATAAACCAATACAATGGATGTTCTGATTAGAGCAACCTTGTCAGAAGTTGCTCTATCCTCATGTGCTTTTTCACCTAGTGCTTTAACCCAAAGATACCAGAATGTTTTCATTTTGATTGATGTTCTAACTTTATTAAATGTAATGCATAGGCATGCTGTATATTACAAAGATAATTTCCCAATTTTTCATTGTTGAAAATTTTAATACAGATTATATATGAAGAGTGGTATAAAGTTTTAACTATTAACCACCCCACTTTTATATATAAAAGCTTTAACATTAATTAAAGTATACAAACTCATTAGACATAATCAATGCTTGTATATAGGCTTCCCAAGGTGTCAAAGCTTTTCTCTCTACAGGCTTACCGACATTCTTTAGAATGCCCATGTTACTATTGCTTACAACTGTGGTCTCCAATGGATCTTCAGTACTGGATGCTGTTTTAGTTTTTACCGGTAGTGGTTTATAATGCTTGTTAGCTTCATTCAAAAACTCTTTAGCTAAAGAAGGCTCTTGACCTCTTGGATAACGTTGAAATAAAACAGCATAAACCACTTTAATTTTTTCGTCATCGTCTTTAGCATTTTGAAAATCTTTTCTTTCTGTGACAGCTCTAGCCGCATCAACAACCATTGGAGAGTTCAAGAAGAACAGAGCTTGTTGCGGAACGATAGATGAAGCTCTTTTTGAATTAGTCATTTCAGGATCAGAAAAATCAAACTGCATCATTAAATCCGACACTGCAGAACGGTCTACATATCCATAAATTGAACGACGATAGGAATAAGGTTCATCTGTAATATTAACAGGTTTACCTCCAACTGTTCTGTCCATCTTTCCTGTAATTTGTACTAAAGAATCTCTGATGGATTCAAAATCCATACGTCGAACTGGGTAGTGCCAGAAGTATTTGTTTTCTCCATCCTTAACTGCAAATGCGGGATTAGGAGCAGATGATTGACGATATGTTGCAGATTTCATAATGAACTTATGAAGCTTCTTTAACGACCAACCGTTCTCTATAAACCAGATAGAAAGATAATCAAGAAGTTCTTGATTGCTTGGTTTTGAAGCCATATTACCTAAATCATCTGGACTCTTAACTAAACCTTCTCCAAAATGCCACATCCAAACTCTGTTAACAATTGTTCTGGCTGTCATTGGATTGTCCTTAGAAGCAATTGCTTCTGCAAGTTCTAAACGACCAGAACCTTGTTTAAATATTTCATTCTCATGATTCAAGAAAGTTAAGAAGCGTCTTGGAACTAAATCTCCTTGTTTAGACTTTTCTCCACGAATATAGATTTTAGAATCTATTGGTTTGTCTTTGTCTTTAACGATCATTGCACCTCCTGGAGCTCCTTTATGTGAAATTTTTAACGAGTTAATTTTATTAACTGCTGTGCTTTGTAAAAAATTTCTAGGCAATGGAGGAAGTTTTGCTGTTGGATTTCTCATCATTCCTCCTCCAAACACTTGTAGGAATTGATCATTAGTCCAAATTTCAGAAGCAGGAATTACGGGATAAATTGCTGTAATAAGTTCTGCCGTGTTTTTGTCTTTATATTCAGTAAAGTCTTTCTTTGCAGCTTGATCATAGTAATCATTAATCTGAGTTGGGGAAACAGAATTGAATAACGTTTCATACAATCCAGCTACATCTTTAAGTGTCTTTGGAGTAGCTGGACTAAACTGAACTCTTAATGATTGATTCCATTCTGGTTTATCTTTAATCTCTGCAAACTTTTCTGCAATTTTATCTTCTGGAGTTTTAGAAAGAATTGAGAATACCCCAAGTACTGGATGCTTATCATTAAGTTTTACAGCACGAGCAGGAAAGTCATCATCTTCTCTGTTCTGATTGAATCCGTACTCTTTTAATGCATCAAACCTCTCTGCTCCTTTCTTTGTAGAAATCATCATATAAGCAGTCACTTTTTCGTTAAACTCTTTGATCTTTTTTCTCAAATAATTGTAGTAAGTGTCTCTACTCTCCTTTTCAAACCCTTCTACCTTTTTCAAAAAGTCTTCTTCATATTTTGAACCTACGTTTGCTACTAAAGGAACCTCTGTTGGTTCATAGATTGAGTTAAAAACTCCGTGCATAGAGTAATAATCAGCAGTAGGAATTGGATCAAACTTGTGGTCATGACAACGAGCACAAGCTACAGTTAATCCCATGAATGCCTTGAATGTAGTATCGATGCGTTCATCAATCACATCATCAGCATTGTTAAAACGTTTACCAACCGTGAGGAAGCCCAAAGCTGCCAGTCTTGGATCACTGGTGCCAATATCAGGAAGTTGGTCTGCAGCTAATTGTTCAATAATAAACTTATTGAATGGTTTATCTTGATTGAAGGAATCAATAACATAGTCTCTATATGTCCAAGCATACTCATAACGATACTCAGCGTTGCGGGCATTGCCCTCTCTGTTCCCAGTTGTGTCAGAGTATCTTGCTGTATTAAGCCAGTGCCTTCCCCAGCGCTCACCGTAATGTGGTGAAGCAAGAAGCTGATCGATCCATTGATCAATGAGGTATTCAATCGTGCCTGGTTGTTTTCTAAGAATAGCATCTCTGTATTGCATTGAGAATTGCTTCATAGATTCTGCTGTTGGAGCAAAACCAACTAAGTCTAAGAACATTCTACGAAGAAGAGCTTCAGGCTCTGCATATGTAGATGGAGTCAAACCAGTCTTGTCATTAATCATTTTCCATACAATCCAAGAATCAATTTCGTTTCTAGCCCAGTTATTAAAATCAATTTTAGATGTTCTTGAAAGTACACCAATCATTGGAGCTTCTGGCTTATAATAAATTGGCAAGAAAGACCAATTCATCTTTGCTTGCTCTGTCATTCCAGACAGTTTTTTAACTTCTCCTCCAGCTCTTGGATCTGGAGCTCCCATAGCAATCCACTGCTTAAATAAGCCAATTTGTTCGTCTGTTAACTTACCACCCTTTTTCTTTGGAGGCATCTGAAGATCATCATCTGTATATTCAATAGCCTTAATGAATAAACTCTCTCCAGGCTTTCCTGGTACGATAGACTTACCTCCTTGACCTCCATCTTCCCACCCTTTCTTTGTATCAAGAGTTAATCCTCCTTTGGATACTCCCTTTTCAGAACTATGGCACTCGATGCATTTCTCAGCAAGAAGTGGTCGGATGTTCTTTTCAAAGAAACTAATTCCTTCGTCTCCATAAGAAATGGACGCAATTGCTAATAATGTTAATAGGATCTTCTTCATACGTTTATTTATTTTTTGTTAGAGCTTTCCACGACACTGGAAATTTGCTTGATACTAGTTGGTTGATTTGTTCTGCTACTAATCTCGTTTCTGCTTGAGTATCTTTCTTAAGTCGCAATCCACAAACCCTAGCAAACGCATATAGAGAACCCGTCCAATACCACTCCGTGTACATATTTTGTGGCAGAACCATTCTAGCTTGTTCTGCACAAACTCCTTGCTCCAACATAGCTGTATATAGATTGAGACAAATTGATGCAACGCTTTTAACTGTACAATTTTCAGCAAAGGTTAAATCTACAAATTCATCTTCCATTGAACCTTGTTTCTTGTCTGGATTTTTCTTACGCCATTTTTCAGGAAAATAAAATTCTGGTTCATTGTCTACGTACCGTCTGGAAATTTCATTCCAAACTAAACCTACTTGATGTTTACCTAACTGTCTTGCAACAAATATGGGAGCTTTAATTCTGAACTGTAATTGAGGATGAGCAAAAGGTGACCAGTGATTGTGTTCTGCTAAGAAGTTAATTAACTTCTCATCTCCTTTTTTAAGGACTTCAATAGGACGCTGAGCGATAGTTCTTGAATCTGGAAATATTTCATCTTCATAACCCACTACATCCCATGTAGATTCTTTATCAAAAGATACTCGAGCTGCGTTTACAACCGTAAGGTCTGTTCCTAATGAGTCAATTAAAGTAACCTTCATCATCCTATTTTGACATAGGATTGAAATAAATCAAACCAGGATACTTAATCGAAAATAAAAGAAATTTTTGTTTATCCGTTATTTTATAATAATGAACCGCGCGATTTTCACCTGGATGCACCCTTTTACTGGTAAAGACTAATCCATACTTTTCGGGATGTACTCTGCAAGTATATATGCTCGATGATGTATATTTTTTACTATTTCGTATGCCTCTACCGTTCCAATAATGTGGTAAAAAAATTGATTCCCCTTGTGTAAAATAATTGCCTTCGAAATCATAATACCCACTACTGATCAATCGTTCACCTTGGATATATGCTTCATAAGCAGACTTCTTCCATCTAAGGATTACTCTCTTCATAAGGTAATTATAAAGGGTTTCGGACGGTTTTTGTCAGAGTGATTAAGGAGCCTCGGACACAGTGCTCCACCGTGACACTCAAGTGCACGTGACCAGCGTGAATTCTTATGCAATGATTTCCTTGATGATCTCTCCGTAATTATCGGTCAAACGGAAGTCCCTACCATTATATCGATATGTCAATTGCGTATGGTCGAATCCAAGCAACCTTAAGACCGTTGCATGGAAATCATGTACTGTAACAGGATCTTCTGCTACATTCTTACCAATCTCATCCGACTTACCATAACGAATACCTCCTTTTACGCCGCCGCCTGCCATCCACATAGAAAATGCTTTGCTATGATGATCTCTACCAGAACGTTCATTTACACGACCAGGGGTAGTTACTGTTCTACCAAATTCTCCGCCCCAAATAATGAGAGTAGAATCTAAGAGACCTCTTTGTTTCAAATCTTTAATAAGAGCAGCTGCTGGTGTATCTATAGCACCACCCACTCTGGTTACATTTGTTTTTACATCAGTATGATGATCCCATCCTCCAGCTTCAATTTGAACGAAGCGTACACCCCTTTCAACCAATCTACGTGCAACTAATAGTTTAGCTCCTAATTCTGTATTTCCATACATTTCTCTGGTTGAATCAGATTCTTTTTTAATATCAAAAGCATCTGTTGCTGCTGCTTGCATTCTAAATGCTAATTCAAATGATTCAATGCGTGCTTCAAGTTGTTCGTCTTTTTGAACTCTTTGTTCATGCATTAAATTCAATTTCTTCGAAAGATCAATTTGATTCTTTTGTGAATCATTTGTTGTGAATTCAGAAAAGAGATTTGGTAATACTTTATTCGGCGCAGCATTACGATTGAAGTTTGCTACTGAACCTTGGAATAAAGAAGGTAGGAAAGAAGATTGTCGCCATTCAGCGGCGCCGCCTAAAGTGATAAATCCGGGTAAGCTTTGATTCTCTGTCCCCAATCCATAAAGGGTCCAAGAACCCAAAGAAGGCTTAGGAAGAACTAATGATCCCGTATGAATCAATTTAGCAGCAGGACCATGTGCAGGTACATCTGTTGTTACAGAATTGATAAGGCACATTTCATCTGCAACTGTTTGCAGCTGAGGAAATGCATCAGAAATATGAATTCCTGACTTACCTGATGGTGTAAAGTTAAATGGAGTATAAAAAATCTCTCTTTGGCCACCATCTGAAGAAGTGCCATCAAACTTTTTCATTTCTGGCTTATAATCAAAAGTATCCAGGTGAGAAGGTGCACCGCCAGCAAAAATATGAATAACAGCTTTAGCCTTACCCTGTAAAGGAGCTTTACGTGGCTTAAGGGGGCTTTCTGCTGCCTGAAGATCTTGGAGGATTGTAGCCAATGCTACACCACCAACACCAAAACTGGTTTTTGTTAGGAACTCTCTTCTTGAAGAGACATCAAATCGTGTATTGCAAAGGTAATCCATACACTATTATTTATACATTTTGATATATCAAAATCCACTACGTGTTGTGGATTTTCGGAAAGCAGCAAGTGATTCTCTTCTTTCAATATATTTTTTACTATTACGACGTATGGGTTTAAGACCGGTGCCTCTAGCCATAATGTCCGTTGCAATATCAAAAGCTGTGTTATTTACTGCTCTTCCATCTGATAAGCTATTTTTTATGGATTTGAGAAAATTAACACCTCTTTTTGTACCTAGCAATTCGCACATAAAGATATGTTTGTTAATCTCTGTTATCAATTCAACATTCTTCTCAGCCAGTGTTGCTAGATGTTGATCGATCTCTTCAATAATATTTTTATTTTGTTTTAAATATTCACTAACCTCATCCAATGGATGGACCCTCTTTGTTTTAGTTGGTTTTTCATAACTAGCTATCCATTTAATATAATATGGATCTAGTAATTTTACTTCGTCAACAGTTTTGCCGCAATATTTGCCATAGTTTAAAACCATGACTTATTTTAAGGGGTATCGTTTAATCTTCTAACTTTTCAGTAAAATTAAAATCATATCTGAATGATTTTACTTCATGACCTGTATATTCTTTGATATGCCCTAAAAATTCTGATTCGATATATTCTTTGCTGATATTTTCTTCAACTCCAAAAATAAGTGAAGCAGGTCTTTCATCAATTACACCTTCCGCAACTGGTTCTACATATTCTATCTCCGTGATGTTTACAATGTGTGGCATATTTTTTGATTTCTAATTTAAATTTTTCTAGTTCTTTTTCAAGAACTTCTTTCTGAAATTTCAAAGAAATTACTTCTTGTTCTAAGATAGAAACCTTCATTTGAAGATCTTCAGACATGAAAATATTTAGTCAAAAAATATAATGTTTTTGTCTAATATCTAAAATAGCTAGATTTTTTTGTTTGGCTTCAATTTCCAAATCCATATCAGAGTATCTAGGTAATTCTTTAATGTAGTCTGAATGTGATCTATCTAATGAATGATCTCTACCTTCACTATAGTGGAATAAAGGTTTTACTCCATATCTAGCCCATGAACTAACACACGCTTCATGAGCTTTCCATTCCGGCTCTCCTTCATTATTAATTAATCTATGATGATAGTCTAAAGTAACAGGGGTATTGGGAAATGCTCTATGAATCTTTTGCCATGTCCAATAACTTTTATCTTCATTTTCAAATACTAGTCTAGTTCGAACTTTTATCGATAATTTATCTATATTTAAAAGCGCTGCATTGATAGCTTCCTGAGATCTTTTTCCATTAGACAGATGAATGTTGATGGGATATTGAAAGTTCTCCGGAATTCCTAAATTTGACATGATAGCTCCGTGCATTTCAAGATTAATTAATGAAGAAGAAGATATTTTTTTATCCGGATTAGTAATAATACAAAATTGTGAAGGATGCATTGACAATCTACCACCCAAAGAAATATATTCATTAATTTTATTTCTTGACATTAACCAATATACTTTATTATCGATATAATCATTAAAGAAATCAGAATAAGGTTCTAGATCAGCTAAAGGAAATAAAGAAGATGAAATTCTATAATGCCAAATATTATTATTAATACAATAATCTACTACTTTGCATAATTCATTTAAATTATGATCATAGATATTTTTTAATTTATTGTATATTTTATCATTATTCTTTTTAGCCCATGTAACTGTGGTAGACTTAAATTCACTAGCTTCGTTACCCAATAATAAACAACATAATCCTAATCTCATAAACTATTAATATTCCATTTTAAAACATGATCCGGCCTCTGATAACCATACTTATAATGGAGGGTTTCATGATCTTTAATACCCCTTTCTTCATAAATTTCTTTTGCAAGATCCATTAAGCAATCTTCAGTAGGAACGTATGTTGATAAATGACTGCAAGCTGATTGTACTAATTGCCAATATTTCCAACCAGCTGGTGTTTTAATATCCAACACCTGTGGATATTTATTATAAATTCTCCAGATATTTTTTTCATTGAAATGGCCTTTAAATTTTTCCACATATTTAAAGTCTTTAACAACATCGAATTTGTTGATATTGGGATAAAGAATTGGTTCGCCGTTAGGTTGCCAGAAAGGATATGATACCTTTTCTGACTGCAATGTTTTATCATTTAAATATTCATCATTTACTGGTAATAGGCTGTCATGTTTCTTAACAGCATTATCTTCAGCAATATTTAAAATATTAAATAATTGATTTTTTAATTTTGCTTCTTCCTTATCTAATTCTCTAATTTTTAAGTAAGTATTCTCTCTAGCATTCGGTGATTGAATTTCTCTATAGAGTTTTTCGAATAATGCTTTTTCTTCTTTGATTTTTTGAATACGAAATTCAAAGGCTTCTTTTTTTGTTAGAAGTGTTGGTGTATATTCAAGAATTACATCATTGGGGATAAAAACCTTTTCTTCTGGTTTGCATGCAATCAGGAAGATGGCAACGAGAGGAATAATTTTACTTAGTTTCATTTTGGATCATTCTTTCTTCATTAAGAGATACTTGTAATAGAGCTTCAGATCTACTAGCTTTCTCTCTTAAGGATTCAACAAGATTATCGATGGTTTCTTTTCGCTTCTCATATGCAGATACTGTAGGTAGATCTGTAGTAGTCTTAGCCATGGCAGTATTGATATATGTTTCGTCTTTAATCAAACGAATCTCTTCTCTTTTCCTTTCTAGAACTTCATAGAAGTCATTTAGCTCTCTTTCCGCTTTTGGAATCCTATCATGAAGCATAGCTAGCTTTTGATCTAAGAAAGACGATCTGGTAATCTTGCCGTCTGCCATGGCTTGATCTGATTGCTTCTGAAAAAGAATTTCCATAGTACGAAGTCTTACTAACCTTTCTTTTAAGACACCATATTGCCTACGATAAAATTCAATAGCAGCTTCTCCTTCACCAACTTGCTGCAGCAATTTATCTTCTTGTTTATCTCTAAAAACAGTGAGAGCCACATCTGTTTTCTCTGTGCAAGAGATAAGTGTGGCTCCTACTAGGACTGAACAAATGAGGATCTTTTTCATATCCCCATTTTAAATGGTTTCCTTAATCAATCAAATTAGATTCTTCAAAAGCATCTTCAACTTCGCTAGTAGCTTCTTCCATTTCGGCTTTGATTTTGCTTTTAAGATTAAGAAGCTTACTTTCAAAGTCTCCTAACTTTTGTTTCAATGAAAGAATTTCTTCTTGCTTTGTATTAAGTTGTGAATTTAAATCAGCTACAATAGTATTTTGTTCTGTAATTTTAATTTGCAAATCATTAACAGAACCTTGAATAGATGCTAATTCGGCATTTTTTGATTCTACTGTATTAGAGAGATCTGCAATAGATGAATCTTTAGATTCTAATTGTGATTGGAAAAAATCCCTTTCACCGCGCACAGCTTCTAAAACGGAACGCATAGCATCCAATTCTGCGGTTGAATTTGAAGAATTAGATACAAACATATCATAGTTTTGCTGCACAGAAGTTAATTGATTTTGCAAATCACTTACTCTGCCCCATGCCATATCCTTTTCGTTTACCATGTTTTGGTAATCTTGAGGATTTACATAGTTCCAAGTACTAGTCTGTGCTTCACTAAGATAATTGTTTAATTGTGATAACTCATTATTTTTATCATTAATGAGTTCTTGAATAATTTGTGTTACTCTATATTGATCCATAAAATTAAGCTAATAAGTCTTGTTCGACAGTTCCATTATAAACAATAGATACAGGTCTATTTCCATCCGACATCAAATGTTTAGTTGGGTCGATACCAATTTGATTATAGATAGTAGCGGCCATATTTTCAACGGTCAACGGTTTTTCTTCTGGTTCGGCGCCTGTAGCATTAGATGCTCCATGAATATAACCTTCCTTAAATCCACCACCAGCGAAGGCTACTGAGAATACTCTTGGCCAATGGTCTCTGCCGGCATCTTTATTAATCTTGGGTGTTCTACCGAATTCAGAAGATACCATTACGATTGTATCATTAAGCATTCCCCTTTGTTCTAGATCTTTAATTAACGCAGCATATGCTTGATCGAATGCTGGTAATTGATTTTTAATATTAGCACCGATAGCAGCATGATGATCCCAACCACCATAAACAACAGAAACGAATCTTACTCCAGCTTCTACTAATCTTCTTGCCATTAAGAATCTTTGACCTGCTTGTGTTTGACCATAAGCATTACGAATATGTTCTGGTTCTTTAGAAAGTTCAAATGCTTCTCTGGCTTGTTGGGAAGAAACAAGATCATACGCTTGTTGATAAAACTTGTTCATGGATGCAATAGCATCAGCACCTTCGATGGAACGGAAATGATTATCTACTGTTTCTAGAATGCTACGACGACGATTGAATCTAGCTTCATCTACACCTGCATTCATTTTTAAATCTCTAACAGCAAAATCTTTTGATGCAGGATCTGACCCCAATGAGAAAGGACCAAAGGCTTTTGAAAGGTATCCGGTTCCGGCGTCTTCAGAATTCATATTTGGAACACAGACATAAGGAGGCAGGTAATTTCTACTTCCGAATTCATGCGCTACAACAGAACCAAATGAAGGGTACTTAATAGCTGGTGAAGGGCGATATCCCGTAAACATGTTATGGGTACCTCTCTCATGGGCTGCTTCACCGTGTGTCATAGAACGAACAACTGTGATCTTATTGGCAATCTTAGCTGTTTCTTTCATATACTCAGAGAAGTGTACACCAGGAATACTTGTTTGAACAGATCCTAATGGACCTCTGAATTCAATAGGTGCATGGATTTTTGGATCCCATGTTTCTTGTGCAGCAGCACCGCCAGGCAAGTAAATGTGAATAATTGACTGAGCTTTAGCAGAAATCTTAGACTCAGATTGAGCTCTAAGAACATCACCGGTTGTTAGGCCCAACCCTCCGAAGAGGCCAGCATAGAGGAAATCTCTTCTATTCATATTATTATTTATCAATTATTTGGAAACTATTTCACCTAAATATTTTTATGGCTTTTGTATGGCAAATTAAAAGGCGTTTAGCAGGAGATCCTGGACCACCTACTGTTTTAGATCCGGGTGAATTAGCTTTTAATGAAGTAGATAACACTCTTTATATAGGAACAGAAATTCAAGATCTTTCTGGTACTAGTACAGAAACATTATCTACTTCAGCTATTCCAGTTCTCTAATCCATCCGGATGGTTAATCCGAATGGAGCTGTGTCTTTATTGTTGCCTCTAACCACAAAAATGGTATCACAATAGGTTGGATCACCAAATCCATTACCTGGATACAAATCTGTGAAATTAATATAAAGCTTTGCGTCAATAGAATTATCTTTCATATATTCATATGATGCATTGAAATCAGTACCGCCACCGCCCTTTACCCCATAAGTAGAAATATCTCTACCTTCATCAGCTCGGAAGACTTCGGGATTATATACAACCGTATCATAACTCCATACATGAATTTGATAATCACTATACTGTGACATAATACCATAAATCTCACTCAAGAATGCTTTTAAATCATCTTCATTAATAGACCCAGAAGCATCAATACCCACACAAATGTCTAGAGTTTCATCTCTCTTCATACCAGGTAATTTAAATGGTGTAGACATACCTTTCTTGGAAGGCGAAAGGAATGAATAATCAGAACGAATAGTACTTTGAATTTGATTACGAAGAATCTCTCTCCAATTCATTTTAGGTGAAGATAGCCCTTCAATAATACGACCCATTCCTTTTGGAATGTTACCAGCACAATTCTGGGCAGCAGCCATCAGCTGTGATTTGATTTCATCACGAAGCTTCTGCTTTTCTTCTTCTGACATACCTTCCATATTAGGACGCTTACCTTTACCCTTACCATCTTTCTCATCATCATCCTTACCACCAGAAAGATGTTCATCTAGAAGCTTATCTACCATCTCATCTAACGTCATTCCTGCAAATGTATTATTCTTATCCAATTCTTCTTTGATCTTATCATAGATTTGCTCAGCAGATAGATCTCTGAATTGTTGGTCTAAGAGAGTACCGGGAATTTGCTTTCCAATATTATTATCAGAAAGAATTAGATTAATAGCAAAGTCTGCAGCAACATTCCAAAGCTTAGGTTCTCTATTTCCTCTACGAATATGATGCTCAAAACAATTATGAAGCACTTCATGTGCATAAAGAAACACCGTCTCTTGTGTAGAGAGTGCATGAATGAATGCTGGATTATAAAAGAAATTACGACCATCTGTTGCAGCTGTATCACACCAATCTTCTGCACGAGTACGTTTGAGGTGTGGTACCATTTGACCAAAGAAAGGATGCTTAATTAGCAACGAAACAGCAGCCTTGACCAATTTTTCCTCAACAGCTGGAATATTAATATTTTCAATCTTTTCGAGCTTCTTTTTCATATGAATTATTTTATGGGGTTTCTAAAAGAAATGAGAGCTATCCATACACCCGTACAGATAGCTCTCATTTTTAGGCTACTTATCAATCATTACTATCAAAAACATACTTACCGTACTTATTAAAGAAATCATCAAACGAGGTTAGCTTCTTTGGATCAATATCCAATTCATAATTAGTCAAAGCTACCTTAGCACCCATGATAACCAATTCTGTAGGAAAATTATCCATCATGAAACGGAAGTAGCGATCAGCATAATCATGCCATTTCTTCGTCTTAGCATTTGCCAATTCTTTCAATTCATAACAGAGAGAAACCGTTAGAGAATACATTGCAGATACCTCACGACTTTCTTTGTTCTTAAGCTCTGTTACTTTACCTTCAAGAATATCAATTGCCTTAGGTAACTTACCGCAAAGCTTACGATGTGCTACGAACTTCAAAGCCAATCCATCCCCAATAGCTCCCGATACGAGATCTGTCAAAGAATTAACATCTTCATCTTCATCCCAGAGAAGATCAGATACGAAATTCCAGGTACGCGGACATGCAAAAGAACGAGATGGAGACTGCGGATCAAAATTGAAAAGATCTTGCTTTGCAAATGAAATATAACCAATAACGTCAGGGTGAACATTATGATTCACCGCCCAATCTACCCAGTCATCATTAGACACTGTCATTTCGAGATGAATAAACCGTGAAGCCAATGGAGCTGGCATCTTATAGGTAACGCCGCGATCACCTTCACGATTACCAGCAGCTACAATGTCTACACCATCTGGCAAACGATACTTACCTACACGGCGATTCAAGATCAACTGATAAGCTGCAGCTTGAACAGCAGGAGGTGCTGAAACAATTTCATCCAAGAAGACGATTGCTTTACTATTTGGATCATGCGGCAATTCACTTGGAGGTGCCCAATTCATAGTGCCGTCTTTTTCATTAAGATAAGGCATTCCCTTAATATCCGTAGGATCCCAGAGAGCCAAACGAATGTCGATCACTTCGCGGCCTTGTTCTGCACCGATTTGTGCAACGACGTCACTCTTACCGATTCCAGGAGGACCCCAGAGCATGATTGGGCGACGCTTAGACATAGCACGCTTAATTGCTTTGGTTGCTGATTTCGGACTGATGGTTCTGATTGTGGTATTTGATGTAGTAGCCATATGTTTTAATTGATGGTTAAATTTTAAGGGGTTTCTGATGCTTATCTGATGTGTGAATATTTTTTAAGTTCTTTTACGATTTCTTCTTTTCCATTCCAATGGAAACTTTTAACAAAACGACGAATCAATTTAAGATTAGTAATAATAATGCTCCTAGTTACAAAACGAGAGATCATCTCTAGATTGGTTTTAATGTCAATGGCGGTTTCATTATTGAATTCAGGTGCTGGTAGAGGTAATTGTGTAGTAGTAGTGCCCAACCCTTTATCAAAATAAAAATTTAAAATATCCTTTCGTTTTGTATATCGTTTATATGTGTTTCCAGTTTTTACATATAAGCCTTTATACTCTGTATTATGCCTGAAAAGATGGCAACCCCAATAACCCATTTTTTTATTAATATTATAATAAGAAGAACGCCAGCTTAGAGTAACATTCCAATCTGGTCCAAACACATCACTCTTTATTGGAGTACTGCAATGAAACCCATCATTCAAAATAGAAAAATACTCAGCATTTTTTGATTTTATCAAATCAAAAATAATATTGAAGTTATGTTTTTCATCTTGATCAATTTCTTTATTCAAAGTAAATGTTACTAATTTAAGTTCTTCCCAATGAGCTTTATCATATTTTGCGCGCCGGCTAAGTTCATTGAGCTTATCAATTTTATCAACTCTAAACATGTTTTTAATATATTGGGTTTCGAAACCCTTGAACTTATTAATCATGCAAACATTTCTCCCTTATCCTGATTATGAAAAATCTTTAAGAGTCTTGGATTATAGAAGACTCGGAAAACAAAGAGCTGAGGTTTTAGGTATTTTGAGATCATTCCAAATGAAGCCTGATCAAGATAAGACATTGGGGTTTAGAGATCCATGTAAATGGATGTGGTGGGGACACTTTAATCAGTTAGTAGAATATGGAATTGTTTCTTGCCAGGAATGGAAACGTAGAGGTTATAAAGATAACACGGAAGACCAAATTGCTTTTTATAAGGATTTCTTCTCTTCTAATAATGAATTGCCTTTTTGGTTTGGAGACGAAAAGATTCATTACACCCATCAATGTGTTCTAAAGAAAAAGGATCCAGTATTTTATGGAGATGTTTTTCCAAACGCTGATCCAGAAGTTGGTTATATCTGGCCAGATTGCAGGCATATGATAAAATGGAGTAAATAACAACATGAGTTCTTTTAAACAATTTTACACAGAGACTGTTAATAAATTTAATACTGAATGGCAAGATGCCAGAACAGATGCCAAGAAAATCAAAGATGTTGATGATAAAATTGCATTTGTAAAAAAGTTTATTAACGATAGCCCCACTAAGGCTAATTTAGGAAGAGTATTAAACTGGGCAAGAATGACAAAATTAGGTTATTCTACCTCTCCTGAAAAGCAGTCCAAGTTTGATGATTTTATTGATTACCTACAAAACAATGAAGAAAAATATTCCGGAGAAGATAAAGATGTTGATCTTTATGATATTTCAGAAGAGCGTTTTAAGAAAATTTATAAAGATTTGATTAATAGAAGAAATGATTTCCAACACGGCGGAAAGAGACCAGAAACCATGATAGCTTATCTAGCTAAGATGAAATCTGTAGCTAAGGAACGTGATATTGAATTACCTACAGATAAACAAGATTAATAAGTAACGGCAATTCTTCCTTCAAATATTCTTGATACAATATCGCCCGCAGTTTCATCTGCATCTGATGCTGTTTGTTTGGGTGGATATAATACTATGTTATAAGAAACATTAGGATTAAATACATCATCATAAACATACATTTCACCTCTAACGGTTACCATAACTGGTGTACTACCATACATGAATGATTTCAATTCATATGTAAACATATGAATTATTGTGCCATTATTCTGAAAAATTGTTGTATTTGGCCATCCACCAGAATCTATATAATTTAATTCCAGAGTAAAACTTTGACCTAAATTTTTATATTGAGTTGTATCATTTCTAAAAGTAGGGAGACTATACCATGGTGCTGCATATCTAAATTGTGATTCTGTAATATTCCAACTTGTAATAGTACCATTGCCATTTTGATTGTCACCACATTCAGGATGTATTTGCCTGAAATCACCCGCTGAAAGTATCGAAACTGACTGGTCTTGTGGTCCGTTAGCATATGTATTACCTCCGTCAGTTTGAGTATTAATAACGTAGTTGGTATTAGACGCGGGGGTTTGTTGTCTTTGCGTTATAGTGCCATCTGATACAGCCACAATTGTACCTCCGGTTACCATACCAGTATTCGGATCCGTGGTGCCGGTACCTGCTTGAACTCCTGTAACTACATTCACACTTGTAACTCTAACATTGCCTAATCGACCTCTTATTGTTCCGTCAGCACGGACTCCTTGTATGGATATTGAAGGTGAAAAATTTGATCTTGCGTTTGCTGGAGTGCCTGTGTAATTCCAACTAATTACACCTATATTATTTAAAAACATCTTTCTATATAAAACCGGCGATCCTAAATAGGGAGTCGACCAATCAGCATGACCCGCATTGCCTCGTGCAGCGTCAGCTATTTTAATTATTTTTTTCCATGGAGTTACTCCTGTTATAGTAATGGGATTAAAGACAGAACCAGCAGAATTAAATGTGGATAATTTACCGGTATTGGTAGCACCGTACCACCTAGGATCAAAACTAGATTGATATCTACCCAAACCTACTGAAACTGCTTGATACGGTTCCCACTTAGTTGTATTTCCATTGTATCGCAATAATGCGCCGTCCACAGCACCATCACCCGGCAATAAATCTTGTGGTTTGATAAATGGCGTATTATTTGTATTTGTTATAGAATTTGTAACAGTAATATTAGTTGCATTAACAGATGTAGCTGTTACTGTTCCATTAGGTACATTAAGATTTCCATTATTAACAGTTAACCCATTATTAGATATCAAAGAATTTCCCGTTATTGTTCCATTAGGCACATTCAACGAACCATTATTAACGGTAACTCCATTATTGGATACCAAAGAATTTCCCGTTATTGTTCCATTAGGAACACTAATGTTTCCATTATTAACGGTAACTCCATTATTAGATACCAAAGAATTTGCGTTAATTGCATCGGCATTTACCAAGGAACCTCCGGTTAAATCTAAATTTCCATTATTAACAGTTAAACCATTATTAGATATCAAAGAATTTCCAGTCACTGTTCCGTTAGGTACATTGAGGTTTCCATTTGCGACATTTAACCCCGTTTCTGCTGTGACGTGTCTGAATGACGCATATGCATTTAATCCTGAAATATCACCTTCAAAAGAAATGCCTTTATCTGTAGATATGTCACCGGATGCGTGAATATTATTTCCAGATCTAATATTATCTGTAGTAGTAATCTTCCCGTATACTGAAAGTCCTGTATCTATAGGAATGTTATCACCACCGATTACAATATTAGGAGAAGTAAATCTTTGTTGTTGTGTTACCTTTTCAATTCCCATATTTTTATTTATTAACAAAGCTTTGCATATGCTTTTATTTTTTTAATAGTTGCATAAATAGTGATACTGACCATGCCAGAGTATAGTACGATAAAAATAAAACGAAGAAGGGTAGGATCTGCGGGGGCCCCCTCTAGTTTAAAAAATGGCGAACTGGCCTTCAATGAAATAAATGACGTTCTTTACTATGGTAGTGGTGAAAATGGGAACGGAGATGCCACGAATATTATTCCAATAGGTGGTAGAGAATATTATACCATATCATATGATATAAACACTCCAGAGTCTTTAGTGGGAGGAGAAGATGTTAATTATTTTACTGTTCCATTTAATTTGAATGTAGTAGCTTGGACTTTATTAGCTACCGTTACTGGTTCTGTTCTATTAGATATACAAACTTGTGATTATGACAATTATCCCAATATGATATCTATATGTAACAACAATAAACCATTTATATCTAATGATATAAAGAATAGAGACTTAGATGTTTTGGATTGGGAAGAATATCTTCAAAAAGATAATATATTAATAATAAAAGCACTGTCAGCGGAAAATATTGACCGCGTGACAGTGCTTTTAAAATGTGAGAGGGTGTAGAACCCGATCATAACAACGAAGGTATTCAAATAACCTTCTTGTGATTGGCACGATTCAAGATTATATAAATAACCAACAGGTGCGCCCATGGACCAAAATTCTTGGTTTCCCATATCTTCACACAATTGTCCTATATCAACCGAACCTTCGCCTTCTTGCCAATAATTTAAATTTCCGTCTATATTTGTGTTTGCCATAATATTTTAGTTGTTAATTAATTTCCAATCATCTACGTAGATAGACCCGATGGTGCCATCACAATCTACATAAAATTCCATTATGCCATTTCCCTGCACAACTGGAGTTGTTGCGGTTACCGCAGTGTAAGTTGTTGTCTTGGGTATTGTATATAAAATATGATCTTGTGGAATTCCTATCGATGAATTTTTCTTAATAATCAATCTCGGATTATTTCCATTATAATCATTTGATACAGCTACATTTAATTTCACTGTTACATCATTTCCATCATTAATAGATACAAATTTACTACCAGATTTAAATTTATCAGTCGCAGAATATGGCGTTAATTTCTCAGCAACATTTCCTGCTGATAAAGTTGTATCAGTGCTTCGTTTTCCTAATCTTGTATATGATTCATGATTACCAACTACACCATTTTTATTCATGAATACTACACCCGCTGTTTTAATATTTCTAACAGGTAAACATGATAGATTTTGTACACCCGCACTTGTAATGGATGTATTTGTAAATTGATAAGACCCTAACACATAACCGCTCAAAGAAATGGAATATCCTGTAGTTACATTAGAAATAGTTGAATTATCGAAATTAAAATTTGAAAATTCTGTATCTCTAATATATAAGGGTATGCCAGTATAATTATTTGTTAATAAAGTACTTTTATCTAAAAATACTTTATTGAAATTTACTGGATTGTAACTCTTAGATGAATGTATAATTATATTTGGATTATTATTACCCATCAATGATGTTAATCCATTTATCTTAGTGAACCCCGAACCCAATTTAAATTGAGCATTGTTATTAGTACTATTTGCAATATAAACTCCGGATAAAATAGTTGTCATATTATTAATAATAAATCCTATTGTTTTATTACCTTCAATATACAAATCTTTTGCAGTTACAGACATTGATTCTCTGTAATCATTATTTGTACTGCTAATAGAAATACCGAAGGTAGTGTTATTAACACTGCTTATATTAGAGATAGTAGTATTTTCAATATTGGTATTTGATCCATCTACAAACATGCCGCCCGCAGTATTGTAATAATTTTCTATATTGTTTATATTAGTAGTACCTGTTTTTATTGTTCGTTTATATAATAAAACAGTATCACTATCAACTGTGAATGGAGTAATGGGTATTGTAATATTATTTTGCGAAGCATATACAGCCGATCTTAATACACGGAACCCATATACTGATTTTGATATTGAATCTAATGTCGAAGATCCAATAGCAATCCCTGCCACGGTACCATCAAATTCAAAGTTAGACGAATATGTGCCTAATCTTTCACCGTTAAAATATAATGAAATAACACCGTCTTCTCTGCACACTGCAATATGATGCCATATACTAAGAGGTGCATATGGTACAGTAACAGTAATTTTAGCGGTATTCGTACTTTCATTAGTATAGAATTTCAATACTCTAGTATTGACCACATAAGTTAATTTTATTGAGCCAATACCTTCAACTCCGGGATTAGTAACAAACAATCTAGATTCTTGTGTACTTGCTGCATTGAACTTAAAGAATCCTTCTATTGTAAAATCATCTTCAAATAAATAGCTAGAATTTTTATTCCACGAAATAGATTTTGTATACGATCCTGTGCATGTTTCTTCGGGGAAAGAATCGGCAAATGGCGTATCGAATGAAACCGTATTATTTGTTGCTTCATCATTTACAACAGTATCATTATTTGTTAAGTCTATATTTTCGCCTTTGCTAGGCGTAGCAAAATATAAACCGTGTGAAGTGTTCAGCCAATTTTTTATGCCGTTTACATATCCATCTACGTTATCTATGAATGTACCTCTACTACCATTTGCTATAGCAATGTTATTAGACATTACAACATCAGCATTTAATGAAATATTTTCAAAACGCAATCCATTTAACCCCGAACGCAATAGCAAGTTATTGGAAATATTAGAATTATATAATGATTTATTAATACAAAGTGCATCACCAGAATGATTATAGAAGGTATTATTTAATAAATTTAAATTATAGCATTTATCGAATAAATTATTTCCATTCACATTAGTGCTGCCTGTTCCATCTATATAGCACCCAGATAATAAAGCATATCCATCTTGATTAACATTGAATATTAATGATTCTGTAGTTACACCATCCATACCGAGATTTTCAAATTCAGTATCACAAATATAGCTATTTGATGATTTATCGAATTGTATCCAACCACGGCGTGAAGAATTTAATCCTTTAATTGATATATTTCTTGATGCATTTACTACTGTAGGTATACCATCATAATTTTGGTGAATATAAACTGATGCAGATGTTGTAGATAATCTATTATTAACTGTTGATCTTGCTGTTAATTCATCGAATTGTGCAGCAGCTGCAGATGTTGGTAACAATAATAAACTATCACCAGATAACCAATTAACAGGAGTTTCATTAAATGTGAATACAGTAGAGCTAGCTGCGTGTGATCCAGTTAGAGTAACATATCCTGTCTTTTGAAGACCTGCTACCTGTAAGCTACCACCATGCATAACATGTATTTTTGATTCGACAAGATTTACTGTTTTTTTGTAACCAAAACCGGCAGACAATACAAATTTACCACCCGCACCAATCTTCAATCCATTATTTGTAATGTTGATATTTGAATTGGTATTTGAAGGCGATGTAAGTACTCCGCCATTTTGTATAGATATATTATTTAAAAGAGTATCACTTAAGCTGTTATTAACAGTCAATTGTGTTTTTTCATTCCCATTCAAATATCCTGTTATAACAGTCTTTTCAATAGGACCTGGTTTATAATATAAAGTATCTTTTGCATTATTATAGAGAAATACCGTATCTGCTGTTGCTGATAATGTGGATGGTACTACTACTGTAGTAGTATTGAAATTTCCGTCATATAATGCGCGACCATCTATAATTCTTGTATTATATATATCTCCATAAAAAACAGCTTGCGCACCAAAGGCATCATCAACTCCTAAAGCACCAATAAGCATTGCGGTAGTTGATAATGGATTCATTTGCACATCAATATTAGCGGTAGATGCAGTTGTGCGCGTACCATTTACATACATTGATAAATTATTATTTTTCTTACATACAGCTACGTGTGACCACGCACTTAATGATCCCGCCGCAGACAAATTTATACCATTAGGTAATAATGAATTGCGCAATTTATAAGCACCATCGCTATAACATAAAGACAAATCATTAATTGATAGTATTGTTCTTTCAGTAAGACCAAATATTACCGTATTTTCTTTTGCGGAAGTAAGTGGATATACATATGTTTCTATGGTCCAATCTCCTTTGCTTTGGAAGTTTGTTAAAGGTGCCCTCAGGAAACGATTACCGGGTATAAACAATGAAGCGGTAGTGCCGGGAGCACTGCGTGATGGCAGTCGCGAAGAAGTCAAAGCATAAAAATTGGTTAAATTACCAGTTTTTGAATATTCAGTTATGCTAGATAATTTCTCTGCTGCAGATGTTATAATATGGCTATTTACTGGTGCGATAATATTGTTCAGCTTCAAAAACAATGATACGTTGCCCATATTATTAACACCCGTGCCACCATCTTGTGTTAATGTAGCCGCTGCACTAGGCAATGCATAATTGCTAGTATGAACACATTCTCCGTTAATAATTCTGATTGATGTTAATTTGCCATCATATCTACCTTTATTTCTAGAAGCATCACCATATATGCCTACGAAGGCACCATTTACAATACCATCATTGTAATTTACACTGTTAATAGCCGATGCATCAAATACCCCATCTCTATAAACAGAAAGTGTTGATCCTTTTCTTCCTATACCTACATGATGCCATATACCATCAGCATAATCAAAATTTGTTGAAAGAATATTAGTATTAGAAAATAATTGCAATTTTCTATCATTTCCTGTAGCATTAATGCATACATGTAATGCGCTCACAGAACTGACACTGCCTAGTGTAATGATTCTTCTGCTTAATGTATCATGACCAAATTTGCTACTTTTCATCCAAAAATCAATCCAAAAATCATTTGAAAAATCTAAACTTAGGCTAGCAGGTAGCTGTAAGTAATTGTTATTTTTTCTGCCATTAAATATCAAAGTATTTTCTTTATAATTTGTTGATGCATTTACGGTATCATCTAAAGATACTGCAAATGAATTTCCTTCTAATAAAATATTATTATTAGCAGATGCATCATATATTCCAGCTTTAATGCCATTAATTAATAAATTTGGACTCACTGTTAACAATGTAGCACCGAACCCAGTTGCACCATTATCTGTCAACGTTAGTGCTGAACTGGATGGTATAAAAAATTCATTATACAAACATTCACCTTTAGTTATTCTCACATCGGACATATATCCTTTGCAGTTATTCTCACCTAATTTAATACTATTATTATCATTAAACAAATTCAAACCCACATAAGACAATGTTCTGGCTGTTTTTCCATTAATAAATAATCTATAATTATTTGATGATCTTGTAAGTGCAATATGATTCCATTGATTTGTGAATGATCCCGTTCCGTTTAATGTTACGTCAGCAATATTATTATTGCCCAATTCAGCTCTTATTTCATTAGAATTAATAAAACTAAATTTTATACCGTCGGCTAAAGTATCTGTACCCTGCCATGTCAATAATGGCGTGTCACCAGTTGGATCACCTACTGCATAATACCAAAATTCAACGGTAAAATCACTACTTCCGAATGTATATTCGTCATTTTTTTCACTAACAGTAATTAAATCCCCTGTGCCATCAAAATATATACTTCCACCGTGAGAATATTTATTATATATTTCTTCGGGCGAAAATGGACTAAACTCTGCTGAAGGTGCTTGTGTAATAGATGCACCATTTAATAAATTAGGATATGATATGTCTGTAGCTGGGTTAGTAGATTTATCATCAGCTTCTAGAAGCAAAACATTCTCGATCAATGGATATTCGGTTGGTGTATTTCCATAAAGTGCACCACCGTTGCCATTGACTGTTAATGTGGATGTTGGCGGGGTAAAATCATTGACATAAAGTGCTTGATTTTTTGTAATACGCAAATCAGATATATAACCATCGAATACATTTATGGGCGTTGAAAAATCAGCACCAATTCGCATCGTGCCGCCTGTATATGTTTGATAAAATGATGTTTGTTTTAATATACCATCAACGTACAAATATACATTGAACATATTCATAACTACTGCAATATGATGCCAATTATTATCCAATTGTGTATCAGATATTATTAAATCACCGAACACGGGTATACCATTTTGCAAATTCAAATTAAAATAGCTATTAGCTATATTAAATATAGGTTGTTTAGCTAAATTTTTATTATTTGTTTTAACCCAGCATTCAATAGTAAATCCCAACCACGTCTGCGGATTAAAATCATTAGTATTTTCAAATTCAATGTAATCTGCATATACATTTTTATGGTTTATATAATTAGGTGAAAATGCATATGAATATTTTTTGGTATCTATCAATGATCGCTGTGTTGCAACAGATGATTTATTAGATATGGGCCCGGGAAAGGTTGAATATATTGTCCTATTATACGAACTTTCATCCTTAAACTGGCTATGAGTCGAATCGAGACTAGATGCATCAACATTACCATCAATACAAAATACTGCATCTTTCAAATAATAATCTCTAGCAGTGATAGAAAAATTAGATGTATAAACAGCTTTATTTAATAATGTCACATTATCAATGTGACCATAAAAATGCCCGTTGCCGTCATTTCCTATATAAATTGGTTGACTGTCCGAAAAAATAGGACTAGCTAAATTTACAGAAGATAATAATACTCCATTGACATAAGCTTTTAATGTATTATCAACTGAGACAAACGCCATGTCATATATATGTGTTGATCTACCCCCCCAAAGCCCCATATCATCATTTCTTATCATGAAAATACTATTCCAAGTAGTTCCATTTGTTGAATATCTAAAAGTAACACCTCTAGAGGCTGCTGCTATAGCAGTTCTTCCGTCATATTCTAATCTAAATGATCCTACGGCGGAACCAAAGCTTTTTGAAACTATAGCTCCACGCCCAAAATACATGTCACTAAATATTTGAAATCTACAGCGTAATGTAAATTCTGAAGAATTGAAATTTGTATTTAATATTGATATACTGTCATTTACGCCGTTAAAGTAAATTACTTTATCATCTTCCCATTTGCCTACTACATAAGCTGGGGGTGTATTTGACACTATTTTTGGCGCGCCACCTATTATCAAATCATTATTTCCGGATCTATCAAATATTTGTTTGTTTTTATTATTGAAATGCAATAATAATTGTGTGCCTGATATAGCTGATAATGGAATATCAGCTTCCGGTCTTGTAAAATCACCAGTATATACTGCTGTATTAGTAATTCTGAAATTTTTTAATGATAATCCATCTAAATTTTCATTCAATAAAAAACTCGAACCTATATACTGCCTATTACCAAAACTAAATGTTGTTGCAGCGGTACCATAAGAACCTTGCAAAATTCCATCTAGATATAATTTAATGGGTTGGCCGGCTTCCCTCACAAGCGCACAATGATACCACACACCCGGCACAATAACTGAACCTATAATACGTTGTGAACCATTATCCTGATAGGATATTTTATCATTTGCATTATTTATATATAAAACAGCACCGGGGTCACTAACTGATCCCCTGCAATCTAAAATAATAAAATTAGATACATTATTACTATCAGTTTTGAACCATGTTTCTACAGTAAAACTATTTAATCCTGGGCTAGCTAATGAAATTTGTGGATATATAGCCCCCGATGATCTAAAATATCCGCAATTTGTATATGTAGTAAATGGTGATACTGGAGCAGCATTAATCAATGTGCTATTAACAAATTTTCTGCGTATGCCATTTAAATAATTTTCGCCACATAAAATTAGGAACTCTACATTTGATTCTATTGGCAACGTAGAAGGATTTGCACCACCGTTTGTTGTTTTTGATGTTAAATTATTTGGTTTTGTAAAATTTTGGGTATAGAGTGCTTGTTTTTTTGTAATGCGGAAGTTATAGAGATAACCATGCATATAGTTGCTAGTTACAGTACGGTCTCTGCCCAAAAATAATGTATTTTTTGAAAAATTGAAATTATTTGCAATATTGATATCATTACTTTTTATACCATCAACATATACATTTATTTTATTGCTAGTACGTGTGACCGCGATATGAGTCCATGTATTTTGTGGTACAGGTAAATTACTGGTTACTCCTGAAATAGAAACAAAATTACTACTTAAAACATCTATATTTAAATTCGCTAATGATACGATTCGATGATTTCTTACTTCGGATAAATAGCACCAAAAATCAATGGTAAAATCATTTGTAGATAAATTAAATGCTTCATTTGTATCATTTAATAGATATCCTCCATTATTAAAATAAATTGACCAGGTGTTTGTATTATAAGGATTAAAGGATCCCTGTGTTACATTGCCCGTAACTAAAATATCTGAATTGGATGCAAAATCAACAATAGTTTCATCTAATTGAGGCAAACCATAAAAAAACAATTCATCATTATTGCTTGCTGATAATCTCAAATAGTATTGACTCCCATTAGAAGTAGATACTGCATTATCAAATTTTAATGTCTGCCAAATTTCAGATATATCTCCATTAATACCACCAGAATTATCACCAGCAGGAAAATTACTTACAGGTACAACTAAAGAACCCAATTCTATATTATAAGAATCATATAATTTGCACGAAAATTTTCCGGTTGCATTTTGTGATCTAGATTGTATATTAAAAGATACTCCCCATATAGTCGAACCATCACCAATAAAATTATTGATATCAATGGGCGTCGTACCAATATTCAAAACATTTGTTTGTGATGTTATATCAGTATTGGTTATAGTTCGGGCGAAAATATTATCGGTTAAATTACCACTAGCAATTGTAAAAAGTGTTGACATATTATTTTATTTAAAATTAAATTGTTGAAGTTTGCCATTTGGCTATGTGTATCTGATTACCAGAACCAATCAGTTCGACAAAAGATTCTAGGTATGCTTTTTGTTGCCATGTAGAAGTATTTTGATTTGACAACGATAATGTAATAGTACTCCAATTACCATTTGTATTAGGCAACTGTCCTACTACTACTTCCTCATTTATTCCTAATAATGAATTTTTATCTACTTTTAATGAAGCACCACCAGTATATGATTGGGGTGTTTTATAAGTCAATGAAATTCCTCTTATAAAAGAACTAGGTGAAACGGGTATCATTTTCAATGAGCTTCTTACAGGATATTGATTTGAAATTGATTCGAGCTTTTCCGTTGCAACATTTAAGTATGTTGTAGATGTATCCAACGAAACTTTACCACCTCTAGTCCATCGATAATGTTCATTTGAATTGTTATTAGCATATTGTATAGCAAATCCAGATTCTTTATAATTATATGGTTGATAACCCACTATAGTCTCTGCATTTACTACCTCATTAATAAAATTGCATTTATTGAAGACATATGAACCTTCTACGTAATCTACATTATATCCCAAAACTAGAGGATTTCCTAAAGTAGATAAATCAGAATCATTGATTTCTAATTTTTCAAATGTTGAATTTGAAATATCTATCAAACTAGATGATAGAGTATTATTTGAAACAAATTTCAATCTATTTAAACTTAATGGATAATAGGATTTAGCATTTTTTATTTCAATAAATGCTTTAGGCATATTGCTATATTCGCCTATCATTTGCCCATTCAAATTAAATAATGTACCTGCATCTGTTTCAAAAGGTGTTAATGAGGGGGTGAATTTTTTATTATATTTCACACCGTATGCTATTTTAGTACAACCTACATATCCGCATAAGGATTCACCAAATGTTGTTCTGGTAAACGGCCTAGCAC